GTGACCAAGCGGCAGGGGGACCAGCCCTACAGATTACCACCAGCGATACAGTCAAGGTGACTAATAACTCTGGTGCCTTCATTGCGGGCGGTGGGGGTGGCGGAGGTGGCTATCAAGGCGGCGGTGGTGCTGGCCAAGCAGCTCCCGGTCAAGCTGGTGCCGCTGGTGGTTACTATACCTTCTCAAAAGTTTTAAGTGCGTTTGTTTCCCCATACGGATGTTCCGAAGGTGGAACTATGTCTGGTACTATTAGTTGTACTGCAACTAATGCTTCAAACACTAGAGCGGCAGGAGGTCAGCAGGGAGCATACGCTGGCTCTGGTACTGGTGGTGGAGGTAGCTGTACAGGTACTGGTACACTGACTAACCCCTTTGGGTGCCCTCCTCAATCTTACTCTGCAGGACTTACTGGCACTGGTACGCCTAACCCTGGAGGAGAAGGTGGCTCTATCCTATCTGCTACCCAGAACCAAACCGTCAGCGGCGGTGGATGGGGTCTAGCTGGTGCCAGCGGAGGCGGCGCAGGCGGTGCAGCCATCTCAGGCACATATGCTTCACTTACAGATAACGGAACGGTTTATGGGTCAGTCTAATGATGAAGACTTAGTTGAGAAAGAAGTTGTTACTAACCCAGATGGTGTCGAAGTAATTGTAACGCACTACAAGTACCATCCAACACGTATACTAGAGATGTCTAAGAACCGAATGACTATCTGTAACAGTTGTGAGCATCTGAATGGGATTAAGGCATGTAGTATTTGTAAGTGCTTCATGCCAGCTAAAACAGCCATACCTTTTGCAGCTTGTCCTGTAGGTAAATGGAAAGAAGAAGTATAATGACAACGATAAACTTGACACCAGATGAGCTAGAAGATATGCTTGATCGTGCAGCTAGACGTGGCGCTAAAGAGGCTCTTAGGTCTCTTGGGCTACAGGATGCAGACGCTCAGCGCGACTTGCACGAGATGCGCTCCTTGTTGGAAGCTTATCGTGACACAAAGAAAAGCATATGGATAACCGTAGTAAGAATATCAACAGTAGCTTTGCTATCATTCATAGCAGCATCTGTGTGGATGCAGATAGGGAATAAGTAATTATGGCTAAGAAGTTTGTAGGGTTTAAACCTGAGACATTACAGAACAAGGTTTTACCAGCGCTGGGCTACAACGGCCCTATGGATGATAAGTCTATAAACGTCTTTCTGGCGTCTAACCCTGCGGCTGCAGCACGAATGGGTAAGTTCACACTAGCGGCTAGACGTACTATCGAAGGCTCTCCTATGCAAATGGCTGAGGGTGGTGACACTACTACAGATGAAGAAGAAGAAGTAACCAAAGCAGAAAGCCCTCTTGGTAGTGCAGCTACTGTAACGAGAGCTATCACTGCTGACCCACGTAAGCTGACTGTTAAAGCTGATGTCGCTGCAGACAAAGGTACAGGTACAGATATTACCACAGGTACAGGTCAAGCGGGTTCTGCTACTACAGCAACTACTACAACAGCGGCACAGGCTCCGGGTGCTGTAGCTTCACCTGCTATGGACGCTTCTACTGTAGATCCTACTGCTGCTGCTGGTGCTGTAGACGCATCTCTTAAAGGTGCTACTGCTGCTACAGGTGAAGTAAGTGATGCTGCTACTATGGATGCGGCAGTGAGTGATCCAACTAAGATGGCTCAGCTTGACCTAGACGCTGCACAAGGTGAAGCTACTACCGTAGAGGGTGCGCCTACACGCGCACTTGAAACAGGTGAGCTAGTCTCGGGTGCAGCTGTGGATCAGCAGAGGGTACAAAACATCTATGGCACAGAGAAGCTAGAAGCTGCTAGTGTCCAAGATGAGATGGCTTCCCTTATGGCAGACTTTGAGGGTGGCGCTACACCAGCATGGGCTGCAGGCGCTATGCGGGGTGCTACAGCTGCAATGGCTGCTCGTGGTCTCTCTGCGTCATCGATGGCAGGTATGGCTATCATACAGGCTGCTATGGAGTCTGCGTTACCTATTGCACAGATGGATGCATCTAACAAGCAAGAAGTAGCTATGGAGTCAGCGCGTCAACGTGCAGGTTTCCTCAACATGGAGTTCACTCAAGAGTTTCAAGCCAAGGTTCAGAACGCAGCTAAGATCTCTGAGATAGCTAACATGAACTTTACTGCACAGCAGCAGGTAGCTCTTGAGAATGCTAAGATGGCACAGACCATGAACTTAGCTAACCTGAGTAATCGTCAAGCTAAGGTTATGGCTGATGCCGCTGCTATGACAAACATCGACATGGCTAACCTTAACAACCGTCAGCAAGCACAGGTACAGAATGCTCAAGCTTTCTTGCAGATGGATATGACTAATCTCAGCAACGAACAACAGATGAGCATGTTCAAAGCACAAGAGCGTGTTAACAGTATCCTGTCTGACACAGCAGCTGAGAATGCCGCTAAGCAATTCAACGCTACCTCTGAGAATCAGACTAACCAGTTCTTCTCTACACTTGCTACACAGGTATCACAGTTTAACTCTGAGCAAAAGAATGCTATGTCTCGGTTTAACGCTGGTGAGACTAACGCTCTGGCTCGTTTTAACGCTGATCAAGAGAATGCTCGTGACCAGTTCAACGCTACAAACCACCTAGTTGTAGCACAAGCTAACGCTCAGTGGGCACAATCTGTAACAACAGCTGAGAATGCTGCAAACAACCAAGCTAACCGTGACGCTGCACTTGCTGCAAACAACCTGACCATGACTGCCTATAACAATATTGTTCAGCGTGAACGTGATGTTCTTGCTTGGGCTTGGCAGTCTGGTGAGAACGCAGCACAAAGGGATGCGAACATTGCCGTTGCTAAGATACAAGCTGAAGCTTCCGCAGCCGCTGCAGGTGACACTGATTCTAGTGGCTTGTCTGCCGCATCCGGTTCATTCCTTGGACAGATTGCCATTAACGCCGCTAACTTCTTATTCGGAAAAAAATAAGGTTAACCACATTATGCCAGAACCAGATTATAACACCTCAGCTGTATCAAGCGCACCTACTAGCTCCCCTAGCCCACAGTCACGCCCTAGTGGCTTAGGCTCTCGCTCTGGTCGTAACATGGATGCAGATATGTATGCTGGATCTAGTTATGCCCCTACAAGCAATGCGGGTACAGCTAGTGCAACACAGACATTTTCCTCTAGTGCTACATCTACAGGCAGCTTCACAGGTGCAGCGTCAAACAAGTCGGATGATGGTCCTGGCTATGGACAGTCTTACAACCCAGCGGCTACTCTGTATAGCAACACTGCTACTGCTCTGACATCTGCAGGTGCTACCCTCACACCACCTACACAATCAAGCTACAACCCTATGAATCTGTACTCTACTCAGAGCATGGCGGAGATCTCTACTGAGATTAACGACTACCTTCGTGGTACAGCTATTGACGATGCGCTGCGTGAAGCACTTGAGATACCAGAAGTATATCAGGGTGCGCAGAGTGAAGAAGAGCCTGACCCTATCGTAGACACAGACGTTCTCAAAGAAGCGCTGCAGCCTGAGCCTATCACTGTAGAGGAACTGCCTGACGTTATTGTTGAGGCTGGTGACACACTTACAGCCATTGCTGAAGCAAACAACTTACCTGTGCAAGATGTCATTGATGCCAATCCACAGATTGCTAACCCTGATATGATCCGTCCCGGCGAGAAGGTTAAGCTTACTAAGAGGTTGGATACTAAAGGTGAGACTCCAGAACGAGAGCTTCCAGAAGTACTTAGCATCCCAGAGGCTGCAGCCTACATGGGTAAAGAACGTGCCACTCTTATCATGAAGGGTATAGATAAGCTCTTTGGGTTAGTGCCACCTAAGACAGATATAGAGAAGAAAGCTAAATCAGAGCTAGAGTACTTCTTAGATGCACAGCCTGCGAGTTCTCTCCCTGACTTCTTCAAGTATGTACCCGATAAGGTTCAACTTGCGGAGTACATGAAGGGGAGAGCAGAACGTAAGAAATCTGCAGGTACTATGAACTTTTCAGACCGCTCAGCACTAACAGACATGGATAACCTCCAGCTTGTAGACATAGAGGATGCACAGCCTGCTGGGTTGATGAGTTCTAGGTTTGATACTAAAGGCGGTGAAGTTGCAGGTGCAACAACCAAAGCGTATGACTTCCTGACTAAGGCAGGGCTTAACCCACCAGAAAACCAGCTTTTATCTGAGAAACTGGCAGTAACAGGTGATCAGTTTACAAACAGAGAAGATGCTCTAGACTTCATTGACGACTCCTTAGACTTTGAGCCTACAAGAAAAGCTGCTTTCAGCGCTACAGTAGATGCAGAGTCTAGTAGTGGCTTACTAGAAGGTAGTAATTATACTAAGCAAGCTGCTATTGCAACGCTTGGCGGCGGTGATGCTAACAGAATCGCACGTATTGAGGCTCTTTACGGGAGAAGCAATAGGCTTTCCCCTGAAGACCAAGTAACCCTGTTTGATATTGCCTATGGGGGTCGTATGGGTAATGCGCCAGATGAAGGCCACAAGTACAGAGGCAGAGGTCTGATTCAAATCACAGGCAAAGATAACTACCGCAAGTACGGAGAGGCTATCGGTATGGGAGATGCTTTGGTAAATGACCCTGATATACTGCTAAACAACCCAACGGTAATGTTAGCTGTAACAGAAGCATATCTACAAGATAGACTACCTGAAAGAGCAGATGGCCTAAGTGCTAATGATCTAAAGGATGCTATCGGACACTCAGGCGATGTTCCTCGGGGTGTTACGTGGCGTGGTACAGGAAGCGCATACAAAGGTAACCAGCGATGGATGGACGTAGTAGCTCGTTTGGAAGAAGATGGTAAACAAGATGAGGCTGACGAGGCACGGCTAAACAACGAGTTTACTGCACAGCAAAAAGTAGGAGCGTACATTGATGGCGACATTGGGCCTAACAGCATTAGACAAATGCGTAGTTGGTTAGCGTCTAAGAATGTTAGTGTACCTGCAGATACAGATGCACGTGAGATTGTCCGTCTAGTGAATGCGACTAACTAATGCTGGGACTTCCTCTTGAACTTATCACCATGCTAGGCTCCACTGTATTAGGTGGGGTCATGAGCGTGTGGGGTCAAAGCATCAAAGCTAAAGAAGCCCAACAGAAGATGCTCATGGAACGTGCCAGCTTCAATGCCAAGCAAGTGGCAATGGCTCGTGACGCAGGAAAGAACGATAAACATTTCGCTTGGACACGAAGACTCATTGCATTATCTTCAGTCTTTGCTATTATTGTTCTACCAAAGCTAGTCGCTGTCTTCTACCCTGAGGTAAGCGTCATTGTAGGTTACACAGAAATTCAAGCTGGGTTCC